CCTATTCTGCCTCGCCAACATTAACTACATCCTTAACGACACCACTGCACATTGGTGGCACGACCACATCGTCAACGCTCACGCTTCAATCAACATCTGGCGTTGGAGCGACTGATAGCATTTTATTTAAGACGGGTAATAACGGTGCTGTAACGGCTTTAACAATTGCCTCTAATGGTAACGCTACATTCCTCAGTGCCTCCACAACGGCCATTGGCACACTATCACTTACGAATGCTTTGACTGTCGCAAACGGTGGAACGGGAGCGGCTACATTTACGGCTAACGGCGTTATTTATGGTAACGGAACAAGTGCTCTTGGTGTTACTGGCGCTGGAACTACGGGACAAGTTCTTGTAGCTACAACGGGAAGTGCTCCGACATGGGGTTCAGTCCCAACAACTGCCGCTGTTACATCAATTACATTCGGCACAACTGGTTTAACGCCTAGCTCAGCCACAACTGGTGCTGTTACTGTCGCCGGTACTCTTGTTGCAGCCAATGGCGGAACGGGACAATCCTCGTATACGATTGGCGATTTGTTATATGCTTCGTCTTCTACGGCACTATCCAAATTAGCGGATGTCGCAACGGGTTCCGTATTAGTTTCGGGTGGTGTTGGCGCTGCTCCTGCCTATTCGGCAACGCCGACACTTACATCTTTGACTGCCCCATCTCATTTTGGTGGAACTTTAGCATCCTCATCGTTGACGCTGCAATCAACTACCGGTGTGGGAACAACTGATAGTATTCTCTTTAAGACAGGTAATAACGGTGCTGTAACAGCTCTGACAATTGCCTCTAATGGTAATGCTACATTTCTGAGTACGTCAACGACAGCCATTGGCACATTGTCTCTTACAAATGCTTTGACTGTTGCAAACGGTGGCACAGGACAATCCTCGTATACCATTGGTGATTTGCTGTATGCCTCCACGACAACCGCTTTATCAAAGCTGGCGGACGTTGCTACTGGCTCCGTATTGGTATCGGGCGGTGTTGGTGTTGCTCCATCTTACTCTGCCTCGCCAACGCTAACTACATCGCTCACAACACCACTCTTGATCGGTGGAACGGCAGCATCGTCTACACTGACATTGGAATCCACGTCTGGCGCGGGTACAACTGACAGCATCATATTTAAGACGGGTAGCCAGTCAGAACGTATGCGTATTGATACTAGCGGCAACGTAGGTATTGGGACGACTTCGCCAACTGAAAAATTGACAGTTTCTGGCAATGTTGCTGGCGTTCTTTCAACGTGGGTTTATAACACTAATACCAGTGGCGTTGCCAAGTTTTTGTTAAAAGCAGGAACACAAAACACCGCTGCATTTTCACAAAGCGCAACTGACGGTGCGGTTACAATTACGACTGACGCCAATGCACCAATGTTGTTTAATACCAACGCCACAGAACGTATGCGTATCGACTCCTCCGGCAACGTAGGTATTGGGACGAGTTCGCCAAATTCAAGGTTGCAAGTTACTGGTGTGTTTACTCCCGCCGGAGTTGCCAGTTACCCTGCTATATTAGGCGGGGGGGCGTATGGCGGGGGTATTGGTTTTCAAGATAGCACTGCTGTTTCCGGTATATACACACAGTCCGCTGGAACACAGCTTTTGTTTTTCACGGGCCAAACATCCGCAGACACTGCCGCATCAAAAGTTCGAATGACTATTGACGGCAGCGGCAACGTAGGTATTGGGACGACTTCGCCAAGCACTTACGGTAAGTTTGCTGTAGTTGGCGGCGATGGTAACGGCGTTGGGTTCTTTTTTGGCGCAACAGGCGGGATGCGCTTAGGTGGATATAACTCCGCTTATTCTGGTTCATCTATTGAAGCTGTAAATGCTGCCCAATCTGCATATCAACCAATGGCAATCAATGGTTCTTACACCGTACTTGCTACGGGCGGTACAGAACGTATGCGTATCGACTCCTCCGGCAACGTGCTTATTCCATCCGTCTACAGCAGTACTAGTGCAACAGCAGCCAACGTATATGTAAACTCATCCGGTCAGTTATACCGCGCTACTGCATCAGCAACGGCGTCAGGTACGCTGATCCGTGCTCCACAGATTCTGACATCTGGAACATCCTACACAACCCCTGCTGGTTGTAACTCAATCTATGTTGAGGTTGTTGGTGGCGGTGGTTCGGGAGGAAATAAAGCAATATCTTCCGGTGCTAGTGCTGGTGGCGGTGGCGGTGGGTATTCTGCTAAGTATTTTACTGTTTCCCCAAGCACTGCTTACGCATACGCAATTGGGGCTGGAGGGACAGCAGTTTCTGTTAATAGCACTAATGGTAACTCTGGCGGAAATACCACATTTACTGGGCCATCTAGCGTAACAATTACTGGTGGTGGTGGCGGCGGCGGCGGTCAAGTTGCATCTTTTACTTTTGGCAGCACAGTGGGTGGCGCAAGCGGAATTGGTTCTGGTGGCGATTTAAATATACGCGGAAGCGGCGGAACTTCTGGATTTTGGGTATCATCGACTAACGCAATTTATGGTAATGGCGGTGGAAGTTATTTTGGGGGCGGTTCTCCTCAAAATGATGGTGCAGCAGGAAATACATATGGCGGCGGCGGTGCGGGTGGTGGTTCCGGTTCAGGCAGCACTAGCTCTGGCGCTGGTGCTGCTGGTGTTATCCGCGTTTGGGAGTACACGTAATGAATAGTGCAGTTGTTCAAAACAGCAATGAAACCGTAATCAATATCATTGTTGCTGATCCATCTGTTGATCCAGCTACAGAAGGCTGCACATTGGTTGCGCTGCCTGACGGTTCCCCCGTGACATTCGGTTGGATTTATGATCCTGCTAATGGTACATTTACTGCACCTACAGAGGTTTGATTATGTCAGCAACAGATAACATTGATAGAGGAATGAAGCATCTAATGGATTGGATATCTATTTCCGCTACTATTACGACGTTATTTGGCTGGCTAACACCCCTTGGTGCATTGTTGCCTATTATATGGTATAGCATTCGGATATACGAAACTGAAACTTTTCAGCAGATTCTAGGCCGTAAGAAGGATATTACCAATGGCAACGACGACTAATACTGGGTTAAATCAACCTGTATATAATAGCACGTCGCCAACGTGGGATCAGCCGTTAAATTTTAACGAAACGATTCTAGATGCCGTTTTTGGTAACACCACTTCCATCGCGATGCCAACTGGCGCATCAGCTACAACTACGCTTACTGGGCCAACATCCTCTGGTTCACTTGGTCAAACTCAAGCCATGCGTATTACGTTGACTGGCGCATTGTCGGCCAACCAAATATTGCAATTTCCTTCCGGTATTTCTGGAAAATGGATTATTTACAACACTACATCTGGTTCGTTTTCGATTACCGTATCATCGGCTGGTGGCGGCACTTCTGTTTCAGCTCCACAGGGCTATAATGTCTCTATTTACTCTGATGGCACCAACATCCGTTATACCGACGATGGGTTGACCAACAACTTTGGTACATTGACCGTACTGGGTAACACTTATCTCGCAACACAATCGGGTAGCGTTGGCATCGGAACATCATCACCAAGCACAAAGCTTCAAGTGGTTGGCACCGTAACCGCTACTTCATACGCCGGTTCTGGTTCAAGTCTTACTGGTATTGTTACTTCCAATGTCGCGGGTACTGGAATTGGCGTATCGGCTGCCACTGGTGCCGTTACTATTTCTAATACAGGTGTCACTTCTTTAACAACTAGTAGTGGTCTTAGCACAAATACATCTGCGACTGGCGCTGTTAGTGTGACCAATACGGGTGTTACATCGTTAACGACTAGCAGCGGTTTAAGCACTAATACATCTGCTACTGGTGCTGTAAGTGTCACCAATACCGGCGTTACATCAAATGTTGCGGGTACTGGCATTACAGTTTCCGGTTCAACTGGTGCGGTCACGATTAGTAATAGTGGCGTTACGTCCATAACCGGAACAGCCAGTCAGATTACCGCGTCTGCATCCACAGGCGGCGTTACCCTTAGCTTGCCAGCCACGATTAACGTAAATACATCCGGTAATGCGGCAACAGCAACAACAGCCGGAAACGTTTCTGGAACTGTAGCAGTCGCCAATGGCGGTACTGGTTTGACATCAACGCCAGCTAACGGTGCGATTGATATTGGAAACGGAACAAACTTTACCCGTTCAACTATTACTGCTGGCTCAGGTATTACTGTAACTAATGGCGCGGGTTCTATTACGATTGCAGCGACTGCCACAGCTGCTACAGGCACGCTGATCCGTGCTCCACAGGTATTAACATCAGGCACGTCCTACACGACACCCGCTGGTTGTAACTCAATCTATGTTGAGGTTGTTGGTGGAGGCGGCGGCTCAGGTGGGAATGGTCAAACTAGTGGAGCGGCTGGCGGTGGCGGCGGTGGCGGATATGTGGCTAAATATTTTACTGTTTCCCCAAGTACAGCATATACATATGCCATTGGTGGAGGTGGATCATCAGGTTCCGTTGGAAATGGTTCTGCTGGAGGAAATTCAACCTTTACTGTAAGCGCCACCACTATAACAGCTAGTGGTGGTTCCTTCGGATTAGGCGGGAATAGTGCAACTGGTAAAAAGCCCGGCGGAGCTGGCGGTTCTGGTACAAATGGTGATCTTAATGGCGGCGGAAGTGCCGGAGGGTTTGGTAGCGATGATGCCTCTGTTGGTGTAGGCGGCAGTGGTGGAGGCAGCTTCTTTGGAGGCGGGGGAGTTGGCGCTCTTGGTGGTAATATTGGTGGGGCTGGAACTGGATACGGAAGTGGAAGCGGTGCTTCGATTGGAAATTCAGCTGCGCCAAATGGAAAACAAGGCGTCATTCGCATCTGGGAGTACACGTAATGTTTGGAGGTCCAATGCAAATAGTTGAGCCTAATGGCAATCCACAAAACTGTGCAGTTGTTCAAAACAGTGATGAAACTGTTATCAATATTATTGTTGCTGATCCCTCTATTGACCCAGCTCCAGAAGGTTGCACATTAGTTGCATTACCCGACAACTCTTCTGTCACATTTGGCTGGATATATGATCCAGCAACGGGGCAATTTACTGATCCTAATCCACCAACGCCTTAATCAATTTTATGAGTGTGTAATGCAGTTCACATGGACGTTTCCTCAATTTATTGTATCCCCAACATACGATGACCTGACTAATGTAGTCACGGCCATAAACTGGGTATGCACTGGCACGGATGGCACAATATCGTCATCTGCATCTGGTACGGCAAAACTTGGTACACCTAGCCCAGCCAAATTCATTCCATATGCTGACATTACGCAAGAAATGGCTTATGCATGGGTATCGGATTGCATTAGTATGCCAGCCGTAGAAACTGGGATTGCTGCACAAATAACACAGTTATCTCAGCCTGTATCACAACCGCAATTGCCACCTTTCTAAGAGGATAAAATGGAAAACCTTGAACTTGATCTTAAATTAACTGTTGCTCATGTTAATGCAATTTTAAAGCATCTGGCTAACGGCGTTTACGCTGAAGTTGCGGATGTTATTGCAGCTCTTCATGGGCAAGCTAAGCCACAAGTAGAATTAGCAGCATCCACTGCCGCAACCGAAGCTCCAGTTGAAACTCCAGCTGACGCTCCCACGGAATAATATGGACCCGTTTACCCTCATAGCTGGGGCTACTGCTATTTATAATAGCATTAAGTCAGCAGTTGATGCGGGTCATGATGTTATGGACACGGCTGAGAAGGTGGGAACCCTTTTTGGCCGTGTTGCACAAGTTGTTCAAATTGCGTCTTCTCCTAGAAAAAAGAAGATGTTTCAATCTCAAGCTGACTTTGAAGCTGAAGCCGTAAAGATGTACGCGGTAAAAGCCAAAGCTCAAAAGATGGCGGCTGATGTTAAGAATATGTTTGTTGGCCAGTATGGTAGGGCTGCATGGGATGCTATTCAACGTCAGGTCATTGAGATGAGAAAAGAAGCAGCAAGAGAAGCAGCGGCAGCATTGAAGCAGCAAGAAGAAAACAGGCAAGACCTAATCATGGTCAGTAGCATTGTTGGTGCTTTGTTGCTTGGAATAGCAGTTATTGGTATTTTCCTTATGATTACGGTGAAATAACATGGACTTTCTCAAAACTTTTGGCCCACTGATTGGTCAGGTCGCCCCAACCATAGCCACCGCTTTAGGCGGACCGCTGGCTGGAATGGCTGTTAAAGCCGTATCTAGTGCCTTGTTTGGTCATCAAGATGCATCTGAAGATGAAATCATGGCTGCAATGGGTACAGCCACTCCAGATCAGCTAACAGCACTGAAGAAGATCGACGCTGACTTCAAAGTTCAAATGAAGTCGCTTGATATAGACCTTGAGAAGATCGCTGCCAGTGACCGTGACAGCGCCCGTAACATGCAGATTCAGACGCATGATTGGACGCCCCGTGTCATCGCCATTGTAGTTATTCTAGCTTGGGTTTTTATCCAGTGGCATCTATTTAACAGCGTTATTCCTGACGCCATGCGTGAACTTATTGCTCGCGTATTGGGGACGTTAGATGCCTCGTTGACATTGGTGTTATCGTATTATTTTGGTTCATCGCATCAGCATACACCGGCACCAAAGGAATAGTACGTGAAGGATAACTTTGAGCAGTGTTTCGCCCTCGTACTTAAAAATGAAGGCGGATACGTTGATAACCCAAAAGACCCCGGCGGAGCAACGAATTTAGGCTGCACCAAGGCAACTTGGGAGCAGTATGTTGGCCATGCGGTGACGAAAGACAACATTAGGGATTTAGGCCCAAATGATGTCATGCCGCTGTACAAAGATAAATATTGGGATACGGTAAGGGGTGACGATCTGCCTATGGGCGTGGATTATGCCGTATTCGATTTTGCCATTAATTCGGGTCCGTCCCGTGCAGCGAAAGCCCTTCAAACGGTTCTCAATGTTAATGCGGACGGACAAATCGGGCCAGCCACACTTAGTGCTCTTGAAGCGTCAAACCCTCGCGATGTTGCAACGAGAGTTTGCGAGGCCCGTTTAGCCTTCTTACAATCTCTATCAAACTATGCTAACTTTGGAAAAGGTTGGTCGCGTCGTGTGTCGGAAGTTGAGACAACGGCCTTTAACATGGTTGGATAGTCATGGATTACAATACATACGTCCAGCAGATCGCGACGATGTCGGTGGTGCCGACCACTGATGCAAATTACCAGATTATTTTGCCTCAAATGATCTCATATGCAGAATTGCGTATGCAGCGTGATTTAGATTTTCTTTCCACGCAAATCAGTACATCGGCTTATTCTTTTACCGCAAACAACAATACCCTTGTAGTCCCGCAGTCTCAGTTTGTGACGACACAAACGATGGAGGTTATTAGCGGAACAGGGGCGTCATCCGCATTGCTCCCCGTTACTAAAGAATACATTCAAAACGTATATGGCAGCGGGTCTTTATCTGGGTTACCACTTTATTATGCTGAATATGGTGGCGATGCTGCAACTACTGGGTTTACATCACAGCTTATTATTGTTGGGCCTATTCCTGATTCGTCATATCAAGTTCGTCTGACGGGAACGGTTCGTTCTGCTCCGTTGTCCGCCACGAACACGCAGACATATATCTCTACTAATTTGCCAGATATGATGATTATGGCTTCCATGATCTATATTTCGGCGTATCAGCGTAATTTTGGCCGTCAATCTGATGACCCTCAGATGGCTCAAAGCTATGAGAGCCAGTATCAAGTTCTTCTCAGGTCTGCCCTATCTGAAGAAAATCGTAAGAAGTACGAGGCTGCGGCTTGGTCATCTTACTCGACTGCCCCCGCTGCAACGCCGTCGAGAATGTAAACTATGCCCCATAACACGATCAAGTTACGGCCCGGCGTAGAAACCAACACCACGTTGGCGTTAAATGAGGCTGCTTACTCGTCATCTGCATTGATTCGGTTTTTACCGGAACGAAATGGCCTTGGCTTGGCTCAAAAACTTGGTGGTTGGGTTGCGTACTACAATTCAGTTCTATCTTCTAAAGTTCGCGCTTTGAAGGGGTGGGCTGATTTTAATACAATAAACCACCTTGCCATTGGGGCGGAAGCGCAACTTGATGTTTTAACATCCAATAATTTAGTTGATATAACGCCTCAAATTACAGTTACAAATTCAGCCCCCAATTTTACGACAACCACTGGGTCAAACGCTGTCAATGTAACGGATGCTGGAATTACCGCGTCTGTTTTGGATTACGTTAATTATGTTACGCCAGTTTCGGTTGGCGGTATAATTTTAACTGGCCCATATCAGCTTTCTGTAGCGTCAGGAACAACTTACACAATCAATGCATTGGATTATGCCACATCTTCCGTCACAAGCGGCGGGGCATCATATGCATTTTCGACAGTTAACGGTTCCTCTATCGTATCAGCCACATTGAATAATCATGGATACAATGTCGGTGATAGTTTTTATGTTGGCGTTTCAACGACCGTTGGCGGCGTGACCCTTTCTGGACTTTACACAGTCCTCACTGTTCCAACATCAAATACGTTTACTTTTTCGGCGTCCAATACCGCCACTTCTACCGCTGGGCCAGTTTCAATTGATTCTGGAAATATTAGAGCAACTTTTTATGTTGCTTTAGGCCCGCAGCCTACGGGGAGCGGGTTCGGCGTTGGCGGCTTTGGTACGGGTGGTTTTGGTGTCGGAACGACGCAGCCCTCTGTTCCGGGTACGCCGATAACGGCAACTGATTGGACGTTGGATAACTTTGGCCAAGATTTGATTGCTTGCCCAGCGGGTGGCGCAATTTATTACTGGCAACCAAACAGCCAATTACAAAATGCTCAAATTGTCGGTGGAGATGGTCCACTGGTAAACAGCGGTATTTTTGTTGCCATGCCGCAGCGCCAAGTTGTTGCCTACGGGTCGTCGTTTACGCTGTCTCCAGACCCAATGTTAATTAGGTGGTCTGACCTTGAAAACTTCTCATCTTGGACAGCAGCGCCAACCAATCAAGCTGGATCATATCGCATCCCAACGGGGTCCAAGATCGTCACTGCTATTCAGGGACCACAGCAGGGATTAATTTGGACCGACCTAGACCTTTGGGCGATGCAGTATGTCGGTACGCCATTTGTCTATGGTTTCAATAAAATCGGTTCAAATTGTGGCGCTATCTCCCGTCACTGCACTGGTCAACTTAACGGTGCTATCTTTTGGATGAGCCAAAAGCAGTTCTTCATGTCTATGGGGTCAGGACCGCAAAGCATCCCATGCCCAATTTGGGATGTCATCTTCCAAAATATTAACATTTCATATCTTAGCAAGGTATGCTGTGGGGTTAATTCTCAGTTTAATGAAGTAACTTGGTATTATCCATCGGCAAGTTCGACGGAGAATGACTCTTATGTCAAATACAACACAGTCCTCCAACAGTGGGACTATGGTTCTCTTGGCCGTACTGCTTGGATTGACCAATCTGTTCTTGGGTCTCCCATTGGTGCTGGGTCTGATAATTACTTATATCAGCATGAAGTAGGAAATAATGCTGCAAGCGGAACGGCCACGACAGCAATGCTGTCATCGTTCCAGACAGGCTTTTTCCAACTTAACGAGGCCGATAACCTGATCTTTATCGATCAGATTTGGCCAGACATGAAGTGGGGAACGTACAGCGGTACGCAGAACGCCACAGTTCAAATCACATTCTACGTGACGAATTACCCCGGCGATGCAGTTACTACTTATGGCCCGTATAATATGACGCAAGCGACAGAGTACATCTCCGTTCGCATCCGTGCGCGTCTCATGTCAATTGCTATATCGTCAAATGACGTTGGCACATTCTGGCGTCTTGGGGCGATTAGGTATCGTTATCAAATAGATGGAAAATTCTAATGGCTAGTTTGGACGATATCCTCACTACACAGAAAAACGGTGTTGTCGCTATTAACAATTTAGCGCAAATACTTTCCTATATGTCTTATGTCTACATCGCCGATCCATCTCCAACGGTTCAGTCAACGACATCAGCTAATATCTTGTACACGGTGCCAAATACGCTCCAGTATACACTCACTGGAATAGACATTTGTAATACATCGGGGTCAGCCGACACATTTACTATTTGTTTTGTTCCGTCGGGCGGCACTGCAAATGCTACAAATGCTCTTTATTATTCCGCAGCCATCGCTGCTCACACGACAATTTCGTGGCGGGGCGGCACTGCTTTAGATTCAAATTATACAATACAGGCTTACGCTGGCACCACAAACCTTACGTTTAAGATATCTGGCGCATCAAATTAAGGTATAGGTCATGCCACTAGCACACGGTAAGTCACAGAAGACGATCAGCTCTAATATAAGGGAAATGATTTATTCTGGTCATCCTCAAGATCAAGCCATAGCGGCGGCATTGAATGTTGCTCGTTCTAAGAAGGCATCGGGCGGTGACATTCCCGACCCGTTAACCAATGCAGATGTCTCAGATCGTGCGGCGCATGATTTGCGTGTTCATATCGGACCAATTCATGCCGCAGTAGCTGGTCGTACTGATCATCTCAATATGCATGTTCCGGCTGGGTCATATGTTATTCCGGCTGACATCGTGTCGGCATTAGGTGAGGGAAATACCGATGCAGGGCTTGATGTTTGGGATGACCTTTGCCACGATTACAATGATAATAAACAACTAAGTATGATGGGCCATAATGGTGGACCTAGAATTGAAAAAGAAAATGGTGCTCTCGCGCCTATTGTTGCTGCTGGAGGGGAATATGTTATTCCTCCTAGTGTTGTTACTTCACTTGGCAGTGGCGACATTGACGACGGGCATAATCTTTTGGACGATTTTGTCGTTTTGGCTCGCAAGGACTTAATAAAGACACTGAGTAAACTACCCGGCCCAAAGAAGGACTAATAAATGCAAATTGTAGAGACTAAAAAACGTGTTCGTCTGTCAAAGAGTGCACGGAAGAACCGCAAAATTGAGCTAATCACTACCCCAGCCCGCGTCAGGGTTGCCGCCAAAGACGACCTATTTGGCATTATGGACTTGGCTCGTATTGTCCATAAAGAGAATGGTTTGTTTGATTTTAATGATACCAAAGTTGCTGAAGCTCTGTGGCCACAATTGACACAAAGCAACGGTATTATCGGCGTCATTGGACCGAAAGATAAACTTGAAGGATTGGTTGTTTTGCGGGTGGCTAACTATTGGTATTCGGAGAAACAGTTCTTGGAAGAAATGTGTGTCTTTGTGCATCCAGATTATCGTAATGCCAAAGAATCACGGGTCCAGAAACTGATTGAATTTGCTAAGAAAGTTGCGACAGACCTTGAACTTCCTTTGATGATTGGGGTTTTGTCAAATACGAGAACAAGTGCTAAGATAGCTTTATACGAGCGTAACTTTGGTGAACCCGCTGGGGCGTTTTTCCTATGGGGCGCGAAAACAGGTTCTACTGACGAAGAAGTAGATTGAGGGTTATACGATGGGTTCCAAGGGTTCAGCCACCACTACGTCCACGAGTGCGCCTCCACAGGCTGTTCAGGATATGTACAAGTACATAACTGAGCAGGGTAAAGCCCTTCAGCAGCAACCTTACCAGCAGTATCAGGGGCAGCTAGTTCCTGATATCAATGCTACTCAGCAAGCTGGCATCAATCAAGCTCAGCAATATTCTCAGGCCGCACAGCCCGGATATCAGGCTGGTTATGGCGCGACGAATACTGCCATGAACCAAATTGCTCAAGGCCAAAATGTTGCCCAGCCTTATTATGGCGCGGCTACTGATCTGACGGGTGCCGCTGCACAGCAAGCTGGAATGAACATGAATGCGGCTCAGCCAGCTTATCAGGCGGGGTATGGAGCGGCTGGGCAAGCTCAAGATATTTTGAACCAAGGCTTGGGAGTGGCGCAACCTTATTTTCAGGGTGCTCAAACTTTTGCGGCTGGAACTATGCCTCAATATCAAGAAGCTGCGGGCGCTGCTCAAGCTGGCATGAGGCCGCTGATGCAATCAACATATGCAGCTCAGCCAAGTTATCAGGCCGCTCAGATGGGTACGATGGGCGCGGCTGGTGGGCTTGGGCAGACTATCGGCGGATTGGGTGGTATTTCTCAGGGTTACAATGCCCCGAATTATGCGGCTGGCGTTCAAGGTTACATGAATCCTTATTTGCAGAATGCGATGGGTTCAACGGCTGCAATGATGCAGAATCAAAATCAACAGCAGCAACAGCAACTTCAGGGAAGCGCAATTCAGCAGGGTGCTTTCGGTGGGGATCGTGGCAAGGTGGCTCAGGCGGCTCTTATGGGCCAGCAGAACCTTGCTATGGGTCAAACGCTTGGCCAGATGGCTAACACTGGCTATCAATCGGCGGCACAGAATTATTTGTCTGGCCTTGGCGCTCAGGCGGGTATCGCTGGGCAGCAGGGTTCTATGTATGGACAGATTGGCGGCCTTGCTAATCAGTATGGTCAACTTGGTGGACAGGCTCAACAGGCTCTTATTAATGCCGGTCAAGCTCAGCAACAGGGCGCTGCTAATATTGCAAACATTGCTGGCCAAGGAATGGGTGCGGCTGGTCAATATGGTGCATTAGGTACTGCGGCTCAGAACGCGGCACTTCAGGGTATGCCATTGGCTCAGCAGCAAGCATCACTATACGGTCAACTTGGCACCGGTGCTCAAAATGCTGCTATGCAGGGCGCTCAACAGTTGGGTGCTCTTGGTGCTCAGTACGGTCAGCTTGGAACATTGGCTCAAAACGCGGCACTTCAAACGGTTCCAATGTCATTGGCCGCTGGTGCTCAATATGGACAGTTAGGGGCTGGCGCTCAAACGGCTGGCATGACTGGCGCTCAACAGTTGTCGGCGGCTGGAGCTATTCCGTACGCAGTTCAGCAAGCTCAGAACGCAGCTGCATATCAACAGTTCGCTCAGCAACAGGCATATCCATTCCAGACGTTGGGTAGTTTGGCAAACATGGCTTCCGGCCTTGGCGCTGGTCAGGGTGGTACGAGCACGGCCACTACTCCGGCTCCAAATCCAATGAATGCCGCACTTGGCCTTGGCACGTCATTGTTGGGTTATATGACGCCATCAGACGAGCGCCTTAAAGAAAACATGGAGCCTATTGGTAAGACCTTTGATGGTCAAAACCTTTATAAGTATAATTATAAGGGTGACCCACGTACGCAAATTGGTCTTAGTGCTCAAGAGGTTGAAAAGCATAATCCTAATGCTGTTTACCGTCGCGATGATGGTATGCGTGTTGTTGATTACAATGATGCTACTAATAAAGCTGCGGATCGTGGCCACTTTGCAGCTGGTGGGTCATCAATGGGCGGCCTTGTCCCTGAAAGCATGGAGCGTCATCCATTTGCGTCGGGTGGAAGCCAATTTACTCAAATACCATACGCTGATGATCCACTAGCTGAAGAAATGGCTGCATTAGCTAAGATTACGCTTGGATCATATATTCCTCAAGCAAAGGAAATTAAAGCGGGCGGAAGTATGCCTATCCCGACAGCTCATCCATATGATGCGCCAACATTTGACACTTCTGGTATTGAAGGGTTTGGTAAGGCTTACAAAAAATACAGTTTAGCCACCGCTCCTTCATCAGTTTT